GACCTGCTTCAGCCCCTTACCTGCTGTACCGTAGCCACTTACTGCATCAGTAGGCTGTCCATCACTCAATACAATCAATAGCTTACGCTTTTCTCTGCGTTGTAGCAGTCGATTCGCTGCCCACATTACAGCATCAGCGTCCTGATTGCCGCCTACTTTCTCCTCAAATCTCCGCATCCTATTAGCTATGTCCTGCCTAGTGTAACGCTGCTCGTTAAAGTTCTTCACAACTCCATGCTTAAAGGGTCGCTGTCCTCCACCAGCTCCGAACATCAGAAGCTCAGTGGGCAGGTGAAGCACCCTATCAAACACATGAAGGTAAGTCTGCGCCCCTTGAATAGCCGTTGACATCTTCTGCCCAGCCATAGAGCCGGAGGAGTCTACCAGCACAGTGATAGCAGTATCAAGGTCAATGCCCTGCTTGCGCTGCTTGAACACTCTAGCGTTCCAGTCACTGTTAGGCATAGAAGGTGTGGCTATGCGGTATAGGTTACGGTTATGCAGCTTACCAGTCAGTCGTTCCGTCTGAATCTTGGAACGTGTCAAGGTCTGAAGCAATCGCCGTGCCTTGTTACCACAAGCCGCAGCCTCTACTGTCAGCTCAGTATCTGAAGCGTAGATGTACTTAGCTGAGGCTTTCCAGTTCGCTAACTGTATCTCTTCACAATAGTCCTCTCCAGCAGGCTCAAAGGGTGTGTTGTTATAGTCTATGTGTTGGTGCTCTTCGTAAGGCTTCTCCTCTAGCTCTTGTGATACGCTCGTCCTATCCCACAGCTCCTGCTCAGGTGGTGGAGTCTGGCTCTCACCGTTATAGTCGCCAGTTTGAGGGCTCTCCTGTTCTTCAGGATGACCTTCCTCATCAGCGTTGCCTTCACCCTCAGTGTTAGGCTCTTGCTCCTCTTCGCCCTGCTCATCACTGGTCTCTTCGCTCTCAGTCTCTTGCTCTTCCTCATCCTCCGGCTGTAAAAAGGCACGCTCATACAGGGCACGGCTCAGCTCAGCAACCTCATCAATAGTAGCAGCCTCTTGTATCCGAGTGTGCCAGCCTTCATCAACCAGCTCATCGAACAGTGCTACTGCTTTCGAGGGCACAGCTTTGCTCAACCGCAGCAGCCCCATGTCAGCACGGCAATCCCAATCAGTGCGAGACTTTAGGGTAAGCAGTGACATGGCAGCAATCCGAGCAGCCTCAGCAGTGTTAGGCAGTGGGCTAGTAAGCAGCGACTCAGCGTTCCTGATAACGCAGGACTCATAACCTTTGCTTATAACTTCTGCGTCACCAGCGTACTCTTTAGCGTGCAGCCTTTCCATTACGTCATCTTCAACCACGTTCCAGACACGCATCTCAGAGTGCCCGACTTCCATCTCTTTAATCTTAGTCAGTGTCTCCTTACGGATGTGATGCAACGGCTCATGTATATAGCTATGCTGCAACTCAATCAGCTCCTCCTCAGTCATGTCAGGCGACGGCATCTCTAAGTAGATGTGGTCTCTCACATAGTAAGGTGCATCCAATCCCTGCCTGAAGTGTACGTGAATACCAGCATCTTCAGCGCGGCGAGTAGTAATGCGTTGCAGATTGAACAGGTCAATTATGTTAGACATTAGAGTCTCCCAGATTCCTCAGTGTATACTTGGTTCCAACAATCTCGTACTACTTTCTGGTCATCCTTAGTCAAGCGATTGAACACGCTCAGCTTAAAGGATTGCTTCACATCATCAAAGGCTACTGCATCCTGTGCCCATGTCAGCAGCTCACGGATACTCATAGTCTCCATGCAAGTACCAGTTCGGAACGCTGTCCGTACCAGTCCGGCAAGAGTGACCATGTTTTCAGCCTTATCAGGTGTGAGGTCAGGATACTTGTCAGTCAGCAGCTTCTGCTCCTGCTTGGCAGTCATATACTTGACCTCAATGCTGCGGCGGATACGGTTCCTAGTACTGGTGTCCTGTACCTCAGCTACATAGTTACCCGTCACATCACCGGAACCCGTGGTGTTATCAGTCAGCACCATGAAGAACTTGTCAGCATCAGGCTCCAGCTGTCTGCTATTACCGTGCGAGTCCTGCAAGTTAAGCTCATGCGGGTACTCAAGCAGTGATTGAACAGACATCAGCGCATTAGGAGGAGTGCGGAACACCTCATCCAGCACTACCATGCCACCATGCTTACAGCCCAGTGTCAGGTCAGTGTCACTGTGCTTAGTGATAGGCACACCACCGTCATTCACCACGCTATTAGCACCGACCAGCTCGGACTGTTCCATCTGACCGTGACAACTAACACGCATGAAGGGAATGTTAAGACGGGCACACACTTCTCTAGCAAGGGAAGTCTTACCTGTACCAGTCTCACCGTGCAGCAGCACTGTACCACCAGCAGTCAGAGAGTACACGAATGCCTCAACTGTACGCTTGTTCAGCTGGTACGTAGTATCAGGCTCCGGAATACGCTCAGCTACCGCATCATCCCAGCTATCAGCACTGAACTTCGGTACTTCAAAGTCCGGCATAGACTGCGGCTTCCAGAACAAGTGACTGAACATCAACGCGCCACTCTTAGGTGCAGCCTTAGCCTTCGGCTTCGGTGCAGCCTTCGGCTTAGCAGGTGCAGCTTCTTCGACAATCTCGTTCATTGTCTTATCAGCAACTGCCTTCTCTTCTTCTTCCTTACTAGGGATAGACGTAACCTCAACAGGCTCCGGCTCACTACTAACAGCACCAGCCTGTGCCATCATCTTCTTTAACAGCTCTGGGTCTAAACTCATATCATTCTCCAAACATATAAAGTAGAACTACAATAAGCAGATAACGACAGCCACTTGCCATACTACAATTACTTCATCCATGATTCCCTCTCTTCGGTTCCCGTTCCCCGTACCTCACTTCGTTCGGTACGGGTAACGGTAACCGTCAGCCAAACAGCAACCGGTAAGCTATAAGTACTACCGCAAACGGTAATAGAAAGTAAACGATTGATGCTATAGCATACAATGCGCTTCCTGCCAGGAGCCTAACTCTCTTGCAGACCCCAGCACGTCGCTGACATAGCGCTCAATTGCCTCTATAGACCCCATAGGCTCTAAATCACCCTTGATAACATCGAAACGCACGATAACACTAACAATGTTATCGTGCAATTAATGCGTTAACTATTTATCGATTATAGTTTTTTTATTACAAAACAACTACTTAGCCGTAACGCTAACGTGCTGCCACCTTATCAGCCTTTTATTCATCACTCAGTCTCCAATGCTCTATCTTTATACTTAGCCTTGCGTGGTATTACCTTAGTCTCCAGCTCATGCCTTTTAGTTTTAGCGTGACTCGGTATCACCTTGCGAGGCTGCCATTCATGCTTACGTTTACTAGCCATCTATCTATCCCATTGATTTGTATATCATTATTAGTAGTAACAGAACGCTGAACCTATACAGCAGCAGCGCCATGGATACCCCAATCTCATTGTCCACTCTCCGCTTCATCAAGTAACTCCTTTAATGTGACAAGCTGCCACTGGTCAAGGTGAGCTGTCAGTCTGCCAAGACCGTGTAACAGTCCGACTTGATTACAGTAACTAGCAAAGTCTGCTATAACAAAGTGTTCGTGCATCTCTTTCTCATTAGTCATAACAACTCTCCAACATAAAGTCAGGAACATCTCGCTTTTTATAAGTAGCAATGCCACTCTTATGCTCACGGTAGTATATACGGTAAGCCTCAATACTACAAGAACGCTTACACTCATTAGGCATAGCTTGAGTAGGCTGAGTGAAGCCGCCCTGCCCACTGGTAGGTACAGCTTTTAGTACGTCACGCAGCTTGCTATCAGTCTTGTGTATCTTACCATAGCGGTGAGTGTACTCGTCACAAGTAGCTAAGAACAGCGAGTATAGCCACTTGTAATTGTTCTCGCTTTTACGTGCCCAAATAGCAGACGGGTGGTTGATGTGAGTCGGCTTGTACATTGGTTCCTTCCAGCTACCAGCTACGTGGTGCGCCGTTGACAGTAACTGAGCGTACTCTAGCACCATCTTAACTACATGCTTATCACAGTGTAGCTTCGCACAACTAACAGGGTCATGATCTAAGTAAAATATATTCATTTAATTACTCTCCAACCATTAGCACTCCACTCATAGCTCCAGCTATGCAAAGATTCACACCAAGCCTTATCCTTAGTACTAAACCAGTCAAGAGCCGGACAAACCTGCCACTCTATACTCACGTTGGCACACTGTATTCCTATGTCAATGATTTCCATAACACTCTCACTATAAAGACAGAACCAGAACCATGAACACCCACAGTACAAAGCAAGTAACTGTACATTGAGCAACTACTACTACCCAATCTTTCCAAGTCATCTCTTCTAGTATTTCTTTAAGCATCTTCTGTTTCCCTTATAACTTTAAGTAATGAACGCTCAGCACCAAGAGTTATATCAGCATCAGACTCTAGGTATCTGACCGCAGCCTTGTGAATCTCCTCTCTATCCTCAGTAATAGGACGGATACCAGCATCACGCTTGAGTATCTTAACCTTCCTGATTCCAGTGTGAGTCAGGACTATAAACCAGTCATACTTCCGGCCCTCCTCTACCCTCAAAGCCAGCTTGAACTGGTCGTTATACCAGATTGTACCTAACATAGCAAACTCTCCGTTGCTCATCTACCCTTAGACAATTATTGATTTGAAAAATTCAAAAAAAAAATATATATATACTCAATGAATATATATATATTTGATTTATATAAAGAAAGAGAGCAGTTTTACTACATGCTCAGGTATTCTTTGTTAGCTAGGCAGGCCGTTAATAGCAGCCTTCACCGTGCCTTCCGGTGATACAGTGGCAAGCAGCGTGCTATTCTTCGGAGCGCGGCGGCTCTCTGCCATGTACCAGACAGACTTGCCATCCACATACACCAGCTTGGCATTAGCGCCACGATTCTTAGCCAGTCGCTTGGCTTTCTTCAGCTGAGTCTTGTACTTAATATCAAAGTCCTTATCAACATTAGCCTCAGTCTCAGCCTCAGTCTCCACTGCCGGAGCTTTCTGCATCTCAATAATAGCATTCATACATGCTTCCATGCCAGCAGTAAGAGTAGCGATCTGAGCTTCGAGTGCTTTAATTTCTTTAGACATAACAGTATTTCCTTAGTTGGTTAACTTACGATGGATTCGGGTCAAAACGGGAAGGCTAACTCCCTTCTCCGTATCCGCCCTCTTCACTTCGTTCAGAGGGCGTATACGGGAAGGAGAGTAAGGACTCAGCAAACTGTAGCCAGAACATCCCACGCAGCCCTTTCAGGGCTCAGGTCAAACTCAGGCTCTTCGATGGGCAGCGGGAAGCCTTCTTCGTCAAATTCTAATACCGTGCGTTTAATGCGCAGGGTATCAGCGATTTCGGTGCTGCTATAGCCGTAGCCCTCCAGAACACGCACGATATCCCTTTGGGATATTCCCGCGCTTTCTGCGTCAGCTACCAACAAGGCAGCTTCCTCAATCACCGCCTGATGCATATAACACGCCAGTTCCATAGAATCATTGAACATAGAACCATAACCCATAAGATTATCAATTTCAGCTTTCATGGTATTTCCTTTTGTCGGTTTCAAATTAGGGCTAAGGGAATCATCCAGCCCCCTCCTTAAAGAGGGGGGCTGGTGATTTCCTAATGCTCCAGCCAGTTTGGCCTAGCTAAGTATATCATCCAGCCCTCACTTCGTGAGGGGCTGGTGATATACGTAAGGCTCCAGCCGGTCGGCTTTTGCGTCACGCGCGAAACAGCCTACCGCGCCGCACGCACGGTTATTATCGCGCCCGTAGCGCGGCATATAGCGCTAGGTTATAAGGGGTTGATAACTGGAACTGGCATAAGCTTATTCGATTTGATTATATGGGAGAATAATTTGTTATTTTTCAGCCGGTTATGGCTCATATTTGGGGCGTTCTAGAGCTGAGAATGCGATTCACTCTCATTCGCATCTCCACTAGGCGGACAGGGGGGACGGGGTAGCGCTATGCGCGTACAAATGCACTCTAATAAAATCTAACAGAAATGTCAGTAATCGGAGATTACGTGTTATCCACAGGAAGTGGATAACGGGAATGGGGACTACTACAGAACGTAGTGGATGGGGGCGGGCAGCAAGAGTCTTGGTTAATAATAGTCTTAGCTCGTTAGTAAACTCACTAAGACTATATACTTCTAAGATATTCAAGTATTCATATCTAAGAAGTATTATATATATATATATATAAATACAAGGGGTACAATAATATTGACGAAATATATTCAATTTCTTACGTCAATTGTGTCAATTGTTACAATATTGTTACAATTCGCCGCCTTGCGGCAAAGACGAGCACACCGTAGGTGGATCGCGCCAAGGAAATGGCGCTGAGGCTGAAACCCCCCTACCAACTTTAATTACGCCTATAATCAACCACTTAGCAAAAATATGCAAAATAATTCAATTTTCTTCGTAAGATTTCGTTTTATTTTCGTCTATATTACTATACAAGACAAAAAAGTTACACCTTTGGGTGAACGAGGGGATACCCTCTTCCGGCGCTCACTCGCCGGATAGCCCACTTAATCAACTCAGTGAGGAGAATAGATATGAATGAAGTCAAAGCACCTAAGTGGGAAGCGTTTCTGGCGAGGCAACGGGAGAAGCAGAGAACCCCATTCGGCAAGTACACAAGCCAGAAGGGCCACGCAAAGCACCGAGGCATCGAGTTCAACCTGACCTTTGAAGAATGGATGGACTGGTGGGGAGACGATTTCGACAAGCGAGGCCGTGGCAAGGATGACCTTGTGATGGCACGGATTGGAGACACCGGCCCCTACGAGTTAGGGAACATCAAGAAGATTACATTCTCTGAGAATCGCAGAGAAGCATATACGAACAAATCGTAGATTGTCCTAAGCGGGCGCTGGCGAGGAGCCAGAAGAACCAGAAGGCCCACTCAGCCCCGCCGAAGGGACAACTTATACTGGAAATCAATACATAGCGGAGAGTAGCGAACCAATGACCACGACAAGCATTAACGACAAACTAGCCCACACGGGCCGAGGAGCAGAGCGAATCACGGTGTCTGACTCCACAGTGCTCGCACCGGGGGTGCGTGGCATCAACGTAGCAACTGCCGGTCTGGTGTACGTAGATACCCAAGCGGGTGATACGAACGTCCCCGTGTATATCGCAGCTGGTGGCGTATTCCCGCTCTCAGTGACTCGCATATACGAAACGGGCACCACGGCAGCAGACATCACGGTAATCCGGTAATAAACTATGGCTGACAAGTATTTCGGTTTAGGCGGTGATGACATCAGCAATAGTGGCGATTCTGCTGGCGACCAGTACCTGACGATGAGCGCAGCTATCGCTGGGTCAACCGCTGGCGATACCATCTTTCTCACTGACGGAGCGCTTCCCGCTCCCTCCAACCGTCACGATCTGAATGACGAGCGCACGCTAAAAGCGGTAAACTGGCGTGCTGGCATACTGCAAGCCAACAGCGGCTACAGCGACCGAATCCTCGACACTGATGGTTCCCTGCTAGGCAGTGAGGACATCTACTTGTATGGCCTTACACTGGATGGGGAAGACCGAGTAGCAGACTGCTTAGTCATCGAACGGTCTGGTTCGTCTTCTCTGGTAGACGTATACATCGACACCGTTGCCTTTCAGGACTGGACGAACGAAGCCATCGACTATAACACTATGGGTGGCAGGCTGGAACTGGTAGGCTGTACATTCTCCAGCTCTGGAGCCAGTGCTGGTGTGCTGGAAAAGGTAGAAGGCCCGGGCTCTGGCATCGGCTACGAAGGAGCTGCGGTAGTCAAGATTAACCATTGCGACATCACGCTTGACGGTCGAACGAGCAGCGCAACTGACATAATCTTCCTCGCGGGGCATGATACGGTAACACACGCCAAGCAGGTCAACATACAAGACGTAACTATTGACCTGACAAACACAGCAACAACTGCGTCTTCTATGGTAGTTGTAGAGGGCATTGACGATGTGGTCGTCGAGGGCGTGACCGGAACCCTGACCGCAGCTAACTCGACCGCCGACTGCTTCGGCATCGCAGTCTCCGCAGACGGCTACTCAAACGGAACCGCAGACAACGCTCTCATCCTTCGCAACAAGGTGTTCTTTAACACACCCTCTGGGTTCGCTATCCAGTTCGGTAACTCTACTGCTGACTCTCGTATGGCGGGTGGACGCTTCTCTGGCAACTACGTAAAAGGCCAGTACTACGCTTCAGACTCACCACACGGCTACGCACTGGGACAAGATACCACTGCGGAAATGGTAAGCAACGTAGCTGAGGACTTCTTTGTCAACTATCTCATCAGTAAGGTCAATGGTACCACTGAGGTATCGGGCAACTTGTCAGTGAACTGCTACGGCTCAAGCTACTACATCAAGGGCGCGTATCCAGCAGGCTCTACAGGCGCAGTTCCCGTAGTGTCGAATAACGTGGCAGTTGTTGACTCAGCCACTGAAATACGAACTCTCGGTGTCATCACCGTGACAAGTCAGTTTGGCGTTGCTACGGGCGGCGTTACTATTGAAGATAACCTAGTTATCGTAGAAGACGTTACCAAGATGCTGGCAAACGGCGCACACCTTGCTAGGCAGGACACAGGTCAGACAGCTACGTGGCGTAGGAACACCTACATTATTCCTGATACCGTTTCAGCCAGCGAAGACCTGTTCTACGATGGCGACACCTACGGCGGGGCGTGTAACTTCGCTGAGTGGTCAGGGCTGCACACGGATGAGCGGTTAATCCAGTTACCGCAGGCAGAGGTATCTGCTCTGGTAAACGCATACAAGCTACAAGCGGATGCAGCATCAGGCGAAGCTGGTGGTGCAGGCTGCGGCTCACTGGGTATTGGCATCTAAGAGGACTGATGAACAACATCAACAACAGAGTACCGAACTCGCATTTGCAGGCCCATGAGGGCACTGTGAATGGCATCACGTTGATTGAGTTCTCGCCCGTTCCGCACGAAGTCAGCTTTACAAATGACAGCGCTACGGGTACTCTGAAGTTCCGCGTCAGTGATGAAGACCAGACGCTAAACTACAACTGGGCGACACTACGCCCTAACGAAACTATCACGTTGCAGATAAGCACACGCTTCATTGAGCTGAGTGGCAGCAACGTGGAATACAGGGTCTGGGGTCTAGGATGAGCATTAACAAGTTACTAGGTAGCTCTACGGAGACTGGCAATGCTACACGCATGGAAGTTGATGACCGAGGGCTACAGGTATTGGACGGTATACTGAAAGAACTAACTATCATGAATAAGTATCTGGCTATCATGACAGATACCCAAATAGACAGAAAGGACATTGAGCATGGCTGAGATACTTAAAGACGGAACTGGTAGTGGTTACCAGATGCGTATTGACGGGAACAACCGCGCACACGTACAGGCGGTTACTATCCCAGAGAACGAGTTTGCAACTGAGAATGAAGACTCGTACAACCTGAACACTGGCGTTATTACCCTGACCTCTGACTCAGAGACTCCGGTAATGTACGTGAAGAACAACGACACGCGAGACTTGCACATTAGAGCTATTGCCGTGGGGCTTGGCCCGACTACCGGCGGTAGCGGTGGCATCCCAGTGATTAAGATGATTCGTAACCCGAAGGACGGTACGATTACTTCTGGCTCGGACATTGCTGTCAGCTCTAACCGGAACTTCGGTAGCGCAAAAGCTCTCGTAGCTGACCAGAAGGTAGGGGCTACGGGACTGACAATGACGGGTGGCACTGACCACCTTATTCTTTTTCAGGGTGCAGGTGATCGGCTGTTAGCCTCCATTGATGAGGTGATTCCTGTGGGTTCTACGGTCGGCATTACTGTGACTCCGCAGTCAGGAAACACATCAATGGACGTATACGCTGCACTTATCTGTGACCTCTCTGATCCGGCAGGAGCACTCTAATGGGATTTCAAATAGAAGACGGAACAGGTAAGGGCTACGTATGGCAGGTAGACTCACAGAACCGAGGCATCGTACGTTCAATTACAGAGCCGCGTGACTACCACATCAACGAAGTCTCTGGTAAGGTCTGGTCGTGTGAGTTCGGCCCCCAAGACCCCACTGGTGCAGATGACTACGTGTTCTACATCAAGAACACTGGTACACAGAACCTGAGCATTAGCGACTTCCGCCTGTCGTGTACAGGCGTGACTGGTCGTGTGAACATTGACGCAGTGACCGGCACAGCAGCGGGTGGTAGCACTATCACACCAACTAGCCGCAACCTCGGCTCTGCCGCTACGGTAGAGGCAACGGTAGAAGAAGGGGTGAACATCACTGGACTGACGAGTGGAGGCACTATCTTCTATATGGAGCTGGATACAGTAAGTAAACTGTTTCACCTACGTACCACTTCTAAGATTATCATTCCGAAGGGTACCGCTATTGCTATTGCTTGCGCGGACGCAGGTACTATCCTGTCCGGCATCGTGAGTGTGATTGAAGAGGAGTGAGCACTCCCGTACACATCAAGGATGGGCAAGGCAGTGGGCACTTAGCCTCAGTCAGCAGCACCGGAGCATTACTTGTAACGCCTCCTGCGTTTGAGGAGGTTAGTTATGCTGACATGACTTCGGCTAACACCGCGTATGAGATGTTCGCTCCCATCTATGGTAAGCAGTTCGTAATGACAGGAATCATTGTGACTGCGAAGAAGAACGTAGCACAGGACGAGATTGTAGAGGTATACGAAGCAGACAGTGGTGACAGCACAACCGTCACTAAGGCTATCTTGACTCTTGAGATGCTGGCTAGTTCTTCCCGCGACATCACGGGACTGAACCTGCTCATATCAGCTGGCTCCTTCCTGAACGTAAAAGCAGACGACAACGATACTGCGGTATCTATTGTTGGCTACTATGTAGACTCAGCTGGACTAAATGACTGACAACGTATTAAAATTTGAGAAGGGAATCAAAGCGGCACACCTGAAGCCAGAGGACTTCCGTGATACCGTAGGACGATTCCGCACACAGTCGCTCTTCCGTGAGATGAACCGGGATAAGAAGTTCCCGGCATACTTCACGTTGAAGGACAAGGACACTGACGGCTGTGTAAGTATGCGTCGGGTATACCTAGAAGTAGGAGACCCCACGGAGTATGAGACCGCTAAAGCATTAGTCGGAGACTACAAACACTGGCAGGCGCTATGCGAGCTGCCGTGGTTTCAGGAGCATCTCAACCAATGGCGCGTTGAATTGGAAGCAAAGCTGGAAAGTGAGAACATTATGCGACTTCGGGAAACCGCTGCTGACCCGAAGAGCGCATCACGTGTAACCGCAGCCAAGATGCTACTGAGCAAGCCTTGGCGCAGTAAAGAGAACGTACGTGGTCGCCCGTCTAAGGATGAGGTTAAAGGCTACATGAAAGCAGCAGCCAAAGAGACCTCCGAGGTGGAGGATGACTACAAACGTATCTCAGGGGATAACGAGAAGTAATGGCAAAGAAACCGACAATGACTACGATTGATAACATCCGTACTTCGGAAACGGTTATCAATAACAACTTCGATACGCTGGCTGAGGCTATCAGTGACAACCTCTCGCGGGTAAGCTCTGACACGAACCAGATGGAACAGAACCTTGATATGAATGGCAATCAGGTTCGGAACATAGCTGACGCAACGAACAACTCAGATGCTGCCACGCTTGGTCAGGTCAATGACCTCATTACGGGCATCACGCAGGGCGGGACTGACAACACCTTCGATTGGAGCTGGGGAAGTGTAAACCAGCCCTACAACTTGTCTGATTACTTCTCCCTTCGTACTGGTTCTACAACCTACAAGACTACGTGGGCTGAGCTGGCAGAGAAGACAGGTGGTGATGTCACCTCAGACCCAGTTGACCCCCGTATCCTGAACCTCGGAACTGGCGTTGTTGAGACCTCGCACATCCTTGACGGAACCATTACGGGCACCGACATTGATTCACAGACCATTACAGACAGCAACCTTGCACCTGACAGCGTGGCGACAGACAAGATTGCTGATGACGCGGTACGTACTGTGCATATCCAAGATGCCAACGTAACAGCTGCGAAGATGGCTAACATCAACTATGGTGAGATTCTTATTCGCACCACCGCTGGTTCGGGTGCTCCCGAGTTCTCAAGCATTAACAATCTAACGGCTGCTACTAGCATCGCCGCTTCTACTAGCTTCCTAGTAGACACTGGCGGCATTCCGGCTAAGGCTAGTAGAGACCTACTGTTTACCAACACAGACAAGGCGAACTTTGAAGGACTGGGCTCAGTAACAACTAACCGCATCCTTGGTCGAGACACAGCGGGGACTGGTGACTACGAGCAACTTACGCCTGCCGCAGTAGCGGACATGCTGGACGTTGCCACTGACCAGATTATCACGATGCAAGTCCTCGCACCCGGAGTTGCCACTACTGTTGCTAATGGATTGTTCCACATGCGTATGCCCTTTGCTGGAACTATTCAAGAGATTCGTGCGGCAACGGAAAACACTGGACTGGGCTCTGACACCACTATTGACATCAGGCGCAATACCGGTGCAGGGTACGTAAGCATCTTCACTGGAACGAACTACTTAACACTAGACGGTGGTACCAGTACCAGTGTAGGCTCGGCAAGCCCTTACGTCTTGGCTAGTACGGCATTGACGGACGATGACCAGTTATACGTTGACATTAAAGCTATCGGCTCTGGGGCAGCAGCTGATGGCCTAGTCATAACCCTGCGCGTTACGCCTACTATCTAACGGAGACTCTGAATGGCTACTAACTTAAAAGACGTAAAAGCAGGGTACGGCCTGACCAATACGATTAACGATAACAACGATACTATCTCCAGTGAGCTAGACGATAGGCTCTCCCGTACTGCTCAGGCTGGCAACCAGATGGAAGTTGCGCTTGACATGAACGGTCAGCGTATACGTAACCTCGCTCCCGGCGTGCTGGGTACGGACGCAGTGACCTATGACCAGATTCTTGAGGGCGTACCTACTACAGAAACAGCGCTCACACAAAGCAGTATCTCTACGATTCTCTACCCCGACACTACTATAGAGGCCGCTCATGCTACAGTGGTGGATGCAGACCGCATCTGGTCGGGCACTGATGACACTCCGTTAATCGACATCCGGCGATATGGCGCAGCGGTTGATGGTGTGACTAATGACTACGCCGCAGTAGCTGAAGCTCTTGAGGTTGCAAAGCAGCGTGGTGGTGGTCGAGTCTTCTTCCCAGAGGGCGTGACAAGAATTGAAAGCCAGCTGGTTGTTACCGGAGATAACATACAATTAGTTGGCGTATCTTCTGGCAAGAAGGTTGGAAGCGCTCATGAAGACGAAGGCTCCAAGATTATCTCGACTGTAACATCCGATGACGTTATCCAGTGGGGAAATGGAGTCAGCTCCAAGCGCAATGGCGGTATCATAGACCTTGCTGTTGAGGCGAGCACGACGGGAGCCCTCCTGTACCTTAACGACGCGCCGTTCTTCAAGCTGGAAAAAGCCTTCCTAAATAACGAAGTCAATGGTGCTGGTTGGGGCATCTTGGCACATGACTCCCACTTCTTCAGTGCGTACGACTCACGCATCCTGAAGACGACCAACCAAGGCACAACGGATAGCGTTGGTGTCCAGTTCTACCGCTCTGGCGCAGTCGGTGGACAGTACAACTTCTACGGATGTGATGTACAAGGCTGGGCGGTTGGCGTTAGTTGTGGACAGTGGGGACTGCTCGCATGGCACACGACTAATCGTACCTTCTCAGGTAGTTCCAACTACCCCGCAGCTGAAGATGATGTTGGCCTGAACTTCTTTGGTGGTCAGATTAAGTCTTGTACTACGGGCTTCCGGTTGGGCTCAGGCTGTAACCAGAGTGTCATTACTGGCGTGTACACGGAAGGCACTAGCTTCCCGGTTAAGGTTGGCTACGGTGCCAGCAACGCTCTGATACAAGGTAACATGTTCAACATGGGAACGTCGTCTACCAAGCTGTTGCTTGGTCAGGGCGGCGGTTCTGACCCTGAGAGGCAAGAGTTCTGGAACATCCAGCTTAAAGGAAACTGGTTCCGCAACATTGACTCTGCTGACCCTGCTATTTCTGTAACAGGCAACAACTCCACTCCAGCCACAGATAAGTCTTACGCCCTTATTCACGACAATGACTTTGAAATTAACCATGCTAGCGGCTTGGCTATGCAAGTCTCGGGCACTGGTTCAGACTTTGCTTTAGATGTACGTCGTAACACTATCCGCGACCCCGGTGGCCTAGCGTCAACCTACGTCAGTGGACTGAGCTCTACTATCCGTCCTATTCGGTGGGAGCAGACTGACACAGACAGCACTGGAAACGTAGTCACTTGGACATACGCTGAGCAGCTGACAGGAGTAAAGCAGCTTAGGTACAATGACCCAGAGATATTGTACTTCACTACGGATGGCACTAACCGTGCTGTTTGGTTGCCCTCTCCTGCTAACTGTGTAGGCAAGCGTTTCGTTATCGGAAACTATGATGCAGGCAACACCCTAGTTATCCGCGACAGTAGCGGAAACTCCTATGGTTCTGTGCAGCCTAAAACTGGCGGCACCCCAGATGTGATCTATCGGGCAGTGTGTTACTGTGACGGTGTGGCATGGACAGTAGACATCTCGCAGCCTGCCTCTCAAACCTATGAGACTGAGTTTGGTTCGCTGACTCCTAGCGGTGCAGGCGTGACTGTCGCTACGGCAGACATAGACAAACTGATTTCGCAGTATAACATCAACCACTCAGCTGCCGATACCATTACGCTTCAAGATGGTAGCATTGATGGACAGCAAGTTCACTTCTACGTAACCAGTAGCAACGCTGGAGACATTACAATAACACCGAGTAGTCTGCACACAGGAACGAGTGTATCAATGGGCGCAAGCCCGCAGCATGAGCACTGTAGTTTGGTGTGGGACGACTCAGCTGGCAGCTGGCGTACACTTAACTTCTCTAGTGGCACATCTATTGTCTAATGAGTAAAGCGGAAGAGATTAAGCAAGCTGCTGAGAGCGACCTCTATACCTTTATTAAGCTGGTCGCTCCTCACCGTGTGCTTGGTCATGTCCATAAGGAAGTTATTAGGTGGTGGACACGGGATGACGCGAAAGACCATCAGCTGTTGTTGATGCCACGTGACCACCAGAAGAGTGCATTGATTGCGTACCGAGTAGCGTGGGAGATTACACGCAACCCGGCTACTACAATCTTGTACATTAGTTCGACGAGTAACCTAGCGGAGAAGCAGCTAGGGTTTATTAAGGATATATTAGCTTCATCAATTTACCAGCGGTACTGGCCTGAGATGATTAACCCCGACGAAGGCAAACGCGCAAAGTGGAGTGCATCGGAAATAGCAGTAGACCACCCATTGCGAAAGCAAGAAGGTGTCCGAGAGCCCACAGTGTTTACAGCCGGTCTTACAAAGTCCATCACTGGCTTACACTGTAACATTGCAGTCCTAGACGATGTAGTCGTTCAAGAGAACGCTTACTCCCGCGAAGGTCGGCGTAAAGTCGAAGCCCAGTACTCGCTGCTTGCTTCAATCCAGACTACAGACTCTCAGGAGTGGGTAGTCGGGACGCGGTACCACGGTCGAGACCTGTATCACCAGATGCAGGAGATGACCAACGAGGTGTACGATGAGTCCGGGGAAGTGCTCGGCACAGAGAACATCTATGAGATCTATCAGATGGAAGTTGAAGACCGAGGAGATGGCACAGGAGAGTTCCTGTGGCCTCGACAGCAACGACCTGATGGCAAGTGGTTTGGCTTCAATGCACAGATTCTGGCACAGAAGCGGGGCAAGTACTTGGACAAGGCACAGTTCCGAGCCCAGTACTACAATGACCCGAATGACCCAGATAATGAAGAGATTGCTAGTGACTTCTTCCAGTATTACGACAAGAAGAACCTAGTCAAGCGAGGCAACCAGTGGTACATGGGCATGAAGCCCTTGAATGTGTACGCTGCTATTGACTTCGCTTTCAGTCTCCGCAACACGGCTGACTACACAGCCTTAGTGACTATAGGAGTGGACAGTGAAGGCAACTACTACGTACTGGACATCGACAGGTTCAAGACGAACAAGATTGGAGACTACTATAAGTCAATCTTTGAAGGCCATACCCACTGGGGGTACAAGAAGCTCCGAGCTGAAGTCACAGTGGCGCAGTCTGCTATCGTTGAAGAGCTGGCTACCCGAATCAGGTACGAAGGACTAGCCTTGAGCATTGATAGGTACAACCCTACGCGCTCTATGGGCACGAAGGAAGAGCGTATTCAGGCTATCCTGAACCCGCGCTACGAGAACATGGCTATCTGGCACTACCGTGGAGGTCTGTGTCAGGAGCTGGAGGAGGAACTGAGGCAAGCTCGCCCAGTTCATGACGACATTAAGGATGCGTTGGCAAGTGCTGTAGATATTGCAGTTATTCCTCGCGCTAAGAAGGAGAGAACCAACGTGGTACCTTTACAATTCAATAGCCGCTTCGGGGGTGTGTCAGCATAATGCCTACTAAAAATTCAAATACTGTAGACTACAAAGAGCTAGTTAGCGGCGATGAGATTGCTAGTCTGGTTGCCAACATGTGGCAAGGCTGGAAGTCTAGTCGTGCTGGTTGGGAAGCAGAGCGTGCTGAACTGCGTAACTACCTGTTTGCTACGGATACCTCTACTACAACCAATGGCAACCTGCCGTGGAAGAACACCACGACTCGTCCGAAGCTGACGCAGATACGTGATAACCTGCACGCCAACTACATGGCTGCCCTGTTCCCGCATGAGGATTGGTTTACGTGGGAAGCTGCCAACTCTGATGCAGCTAACAAAGAGAAAGCTAAGATTATCGAAGCCTACATGAAGAACAAGATTAAGCAGAGCGGCTTCATGCAGACTATGAGCCAGTTGGTGTATGACTACATTGACTATGGCAACGCTTTTGCGGAAGTGACTTACGTACGGGAAACTGCTATCGACCCAGAGGGCTCCGGTCTGGAGCTGCCGAAGTACAGTGGCCCGAAGCTGGTGCGTATCAGTCCTCTTAACATTGTGATGAATCCTAAAGCACAGGACTTCCACAGCACTCCGCACATCGTTCGCAGCTTAATGAGTGCCGGTGAACTGGCTAAGATGCGTAAGACCGTAGCAGGCGCAGCTGGGTGGATTGACGAAGCTTTCGATAAAGCTTTCTCATTCCGACAGAATGTAAGCGCTAACGCTGGGCAGTATGAAGACCCGCTTATTCAAGCTGCACTTAACATTGATGGCTTTGGTAATCTCTACGAGTACTACAGCTCGGGACAGGTGGAAGTACTAGAGTTCCACGGCGACCTGTATGACTCAGAGAACGATGAGCTGCTGGAGAACTATCGCATCATCGTAGTTGACCGTGCACACGTTGTGTTCAAGGGGCCATACGATTCTTGGCTTGGACAGTCTAACCGCGAGCATGTGGGCTGGAGACAGCGCCCTGACAACCTGTGGGCAATGGGCCCGCTTGACAACTTGGTTGGTATGCAGTACCGCATTGACCATCTTGAGAACCTGAAAGCTGACGTATTCGACCAGATTGCTCACCCGATTGCGGTGCATCGTGGTGACGTAGAGGACTGGGACTTTGGCCCCGGTGCTCGCATCTACATGGATATCGACGCTAGTGTGGAGTTCTTGCGTCCTGACGCGACAGCGCTGAACGCTGACTTCCAGATTCAGCAGCTGGAGAACAGCATGGAAGAGATGGCTGGTGCTCCGCGCCAAGCCATGGGTATCCGTACTCCCGGTGAGAAGACTGCCTTTGAAGTGCAGACACTGGAGAACAACACGGGTCGTATCTTCCAGCATAAGACTGGCTACTACGATGCCAATTTCAACCAGCCTATCCTTAATCAGATGCTGGCAGCTGCACGTAAGAACATTGACGCACCTGACTTGCTGCGTATCGAAGACCCAGACTTTGGTGTGGCCTCCTTCTTGACCATCCTGCCTGAAGACTTGCAGGCTAAGGGTACGCTGAGTCCGAAGGGCTCTAGCCACTACGCAAGACAGGCACAGATATTCCAGAACCTGAACGGCCTTGCGAGCAGTGCGCTGTACCAAGACCCAGCCGTCAACGTACACATGTCTGGGCTGAGCATCGCTAAGGCTATCGAAGAGCTGGTTGACCTTGAGCGCTTTGATGTTGTCATGCCGAATATCCGAGTAGCTGAGCAGATGGAAACTCAGCAGATGTCGATGGCTGGACAGCAGCAGCTCCAGCAGGAGGAAGTAACGGACACTACAGGTACGCAAATGCTGGAAGACGAAGGACTGCTTCCAGAGGAAGGCGACTTAGATGCAGAGATTTAAGCAATTCATCAACTGGGACAAGGGTCTCGACTGGGTAGACTCGAAGCCGGGAACGGTGTCTACAGAGTGGACAAGAGATGAAGCGCACTTTGCGGGAGACTACAAGAAGCCGGACTTTGTAGAGTACCTAATGAATCAAGCTATGCTGTGGAGAGTGTTCCGCAGAATACTAGAACGAAAGTATACTGAAGTGCATAACCGACAGTATAACTTCAAGGAAAATGCAAACGTCAAAGAGTCAATGCTGTACCATGAAGGGTACAAGCAAGCGCTCCAAGACATACATAAACTAATCCCCAGACCACGGGGCAAGGAGTAACACTATCATGACCGATGATATCTTAGGCAAGACCGTTGACCAGACGGAAGAACCAGCTAGCTCTGCTGTTGAAGAGTTAGTGGGCGAAGGACGCAAATTCAAAGACGTAGAAAGCTTGGCTACTGCTAAACTTGAATCGGATAAGTTCATTGAGCAACTGAAGTTTGAGAATGAAAGTATGCGTAAAGAGATTGGCGAGTTGTCCGAAGCAAGAGATACCTCTAAGACCATTGAGGACGTTGTGAAGGCACTAGAGACCCGCGAGCAGGGGACAGCCCCAACTAACCAAGTTGAGGAAGCTTCTGTAAATGTAGAGGACGTTGTTCGCAATGTCCTGAACCAAGAACGGCAACAGGCTACCGCGACAGAGAATCGAAACAAGGTAAACCAAGAGCTGATGAGATACTTTGGTGGAGATGCAGAGAAGGCTGTGCAATATAAGCAGTCCGCACTTGACCGAAGCGGTCTTAGTCAGGAAGACTTGGATACTCTTGTAGCTCGTTCTCCGAGCGCTGCTATGGCTGTGCTTGGTTTGAATAGTCAATCCAACCAACCTAATGTCTCCATCTCAGCAATGGGAGCTCAGGGCGAAGCGCCAAGAAGTGGTACGGTTGTTCGTAACCAGTCCTACTATAAGGCACTTAAGAAAGAGATGGGAGCCAATAAGTTCTATGGTGACATCAAGCTACAACAGCAGATGTTCAAGGACGCGGATTCCCTTGGGGACGATTACTTTAAATAGGAGTAAGTTAAATGAGTATTACAACAAGCGTTACTGACACTCATCTTACTCGGTCAACCATCTGGACGGGTGATCTGAAGGAAGCTCTTCAGGACTCACTTGACGGTCAGAGCTACGTGCGCTGGCTGTCGGACTTTCCCGATGGTGATAACTGGACTATTCCGTCAATCGGTGAAGCTACCGTACGTGACTACAGCGAGAACACCGCTGCTACGTACGATTCGCTGGACACGGGTCAGTTCCAGTTCAACGTGACTGAGTACAAACAGAGTGGTCTTTACATTACTGAGCAGGCTCGCCAAGACTCTTGGTACAGCTCTCAGCTGGAAGCGTCCTTCGTGCCGAAGATGCAGCGTGCATTGGCAGAAAGTGTTGAAACTGACATCTTCTCGCTGGCTAACCCGAACACGGGTGTATCGAAGGGTGCTCACACCCAGACCAACGATGACCCGAACACTATCAACGGTGCAGCTCACCGTCTGATCGGTTCTGGTTCGGCTGGTGCTACGGAACGGTACTTCGACTTCTCAGACGCTGCTCGCGCACTGTACGCACTGAAACGTGCCAATGTGCCGGACAGCAACCTGATTGGTATTGTTGACCCGTCCGTTGAGTACTACATCAACCTGCACATCCTGCAGACTGACGTAGCTAGCTCGGCTGCACAGCCTCGCTGGGATGGCCTTGTGGAAGATGGTGGTATTGCCTCTGGTATGCGCTTCGTGCGTAACATCTTTGGCTTCGACCTTTACGTGTCGAACTACCTGTCTGCGAACACAGAGCAGGAGACTAATGTTGCAACTGATAACATCGAAATCGGTGACATCAACAACATCTTCTTCAGCGCTGCTGGTCAGGATATCCTTCCCATGATTGGTGCGTGGCGTCAGATGCCGAAGGTTGACAGCGACTACAACAAAGACTTCCAGCGTGAAGAGTACATCGTTACTTCTCGCTACGGTCTTGACCTGTATCGTCCTGAAAACTTCGTCACTATCGCTACTAACCCGACAGTTTAAGGAGAACTATCATGCCTAGAGGAAATACATGGTATAACGAAGATGGTCTCTCTGTGGGTTTTGGGACTCATACTGCTGACAGCGACACAGGCGTGACTACGGCCACATCTGGTTCGACTGCTGAGCTGGTAATTGACATCCCTGACTTGACGGCTCTGGACACGGCAGCTAACGCTGTGCTGGCGGCAACTGGTGGCATCTATGCTGCTGGTTACCACGCTGGTGCGGCTACTATCCCTGCCAACGCCACCGTTCAACAGGTGACTATCAAAACTACTACTGCTGCTACAAGTGGTGGTGCTGCTGACTTGCAGCTTGGTGCGTTCACTGTAGACGGCGACACGGGCTTGCTCGTTGCTGTCGATGCAGACGGTTTTGCTGCTGCTGGTGATTCGGCTCTTGCCGACTTCAGCGTTGCTGGTGAAACTGTTGTACTGGGCAAGGCTGCTGGTGCTGCCCTTGTCGGTAAAGCGACTGTGGGTGCTGCTGCTGTTGTAGTAGCCCCGACCTATGCGACGGCTGCGTACACCGCTGGCGCGCTTCAGGTCATCATTGAATACACACATGCTTGATTGATTGTGTGACCTCGGTATGGGGAGGGGCTTCGGCTCCTCCCTCTACCCCTAACTAAGAGAACACATATGGCTAAAACCCTACTCAGGACAGTACAAGACATCCTATCTGCTATGGACAGTGACGAGGTGAACAGCATCTCGGACACTATTGAGTCTGAGCAGGTTGCTATGTGTGTGGAGACTGTCTACAACCAGATGGTTTCCGAGTACGACCTCCCGGCTAAGACTAAGGTCATCCGACCGGGA